TAATTCACAAGGCGTTAAAGCGGTTTCGGATATTGTAACAACGTCGTTAATTTGATAATCAAAACCGCCATTTTCAATATAAACGTTTGTTATTTCGTTTCCGTCGCTTGTGTATTCAACAATAAAATTATTACCAGAACCGCCAATTGTTAGCGCTATTGCTGTTGTATTAACGTAACCGGTGCCATTATTTAAAATGCCAAAATTCAAAACCGCACCGCCTTTTAAATTGTAATTGGTTATAATATACCATTGAATTGCTCGGTAAGTTCGCACGGCTTCATTATATCTGGTGTACATCATTGAATAAAGAGTCGTTGCCGTTGTTGAATTTTCGTTGCTCGGAATTGTCAAACCGTTTGGCGTAATCTGGTTTGTTGTGTCTTTCAAATATTCAAAGTAAATAAACCCTTTCAACATTTGTTTTATACCCTCACTAATTAAAATTTGATTGTCCAAAACTAACGTTTGGTCCTCAATAAAAGAGTTAAAAATTTGTTGAAAATTGGGCGAAATTGGCACGTTGTACGGATCCAAATCAGAAATAAATTCATTGTACAAAGTCGCGCCAAGTAATTCAACTAAATAACGCTTTTCGTAAATGTCGATGTAATCCTGTAATTTGGTTTGATCGTATAAACCGGTGTGAATTTCGTATTTACCTGTAAAATCTGAAATTTGAACAATCATTTTTTTATTTTATTAATTTACCAAAACCGCGTTTTAAAAACAACTTTAATTTTTCGCCTGTAATCCTGTAAACTTGACCTTTAATTAAATGCTTTGACGTTCCGTTTGACTCAAAATTATAAAAATCGGTGTCATTAATATCGACATCAATGTTTAAACCCTTGTCGTTTTTGGTCAATTTAGCATCAATTTTTGGCGTTTCAACTTCTATTGATAGGCCGTTTTCGTCGCGTTTTATTTCAATGTCGATATTCTTTGTATCGATTGAAATATTAACAGGCTTTTTTGTTCGTTTTTTCTTTTCCATATTGTGCAAATTTAAAGGGGTGTTTTACGCACCCCATTTATTTATGGTTGGTCGATTGCCGCAATATCTGTTGAAATATCGCCGTAAACGAATGCATTAACATCGTTTGCTTTTACGTAGTGAACAAGGCGAGCCTCAGCAAGTATGGTAACCATGTTTCTTTGGAAATCGTCGTTAACATAACCAACTTGCATGTTTACGCCCTCGCGAACTCTTACATTTGATTTTGAAAAGTCCCCAACTAAATATGTTCCCGCTGGCATGTATGAAGTTGTAACAACCGGCAAATTAGCAACTAAATGCTGGCCGTTTGCGTCCAATAAAAACATTGGGTAAGTGTACTCACCTGTTGTGGTTTTTGTTAATTGCATTGCCGCAAAATCAGCCGGATTTAATACAACATGTGTTGGCTCAAAGTTAGCCGCTTGAATTTGTGCAATTGCAATTCTCACAACATCGGTAAGGTTTGCATTTGGAACCGCACCCGCAAAAGAACCAGCCGCGAAAATTTGAGCAATAGACAACAAACCGTTCAAATCTGAACCGCCCGCGCCATTGATCAAACTATTTTCAATTCCGGCCTCGATTGACTCCATTAAATCGTTGTTAATTTCAGATTGAATAAACGCAAGGTCTGACAACATTTCTTTTGAAACGCGCACAGTTCCAGCAATCTTTTTAACCTCTTCAGAAATTTCATCGTATTTAGGCTCAATTACAGTTTTTTCAACGCCCTCAGCCGTCCAAACGCTCGTTGATGTTGTTGTTTGCGCAACGTAAGTAACAAATTTGCTTGTTGTTGTTCCGCTGTTAACGATATTTCTTACCTTGATAGTTGGTCTTTTATATCGGTTAACACCAGGCTCCAATACGCTCAATGCAATGTTTCCAGTATAATCACCTGTGATTGTAGTATCACCAGCGGCTTTTACATCAAGATTGAATTTCTTTCCTTCGTTGATTGAGTTTTGTATATCAGCATGTTTTTCAGCGAATGCCATTGACAAAGCTTGTGCTATGTTTTTAGGTGTTGTTTTGGTAACCGCTTCCTCATTGATAGCTTCCAATTTACCTTCCATTTTAGCAATTGCTTTAATCATTTCATCACTCTTAATTTCAAGAGATTTGAAACCTTCCAATTGTGATTTTAATTCGTCCATTTCGCTCTTTGTAGCGGCTGTGGACATCTTTTCTGCAACAAGTCCATTGATCTTTTCAACAACTTGTTCCGGTGTTAAATTTTCCATTTGTTTTTGTTTTTAATTTACTTTAAATTGTTTATTACATCTGACCAATTAAACGGATCGACAACCGGCTTAACCTCTGGCGAATGCTTTATAATTTGCGGTTCGCTTTTAGCAAGTGAAACTAACTGACCGTTTAAATATTTTAATTTCATTTCTATTTCGAATAACCTTTCATCTGTTCCTTTGCCGTTGCTTAATGCTTTGATTAGCACGTCAATTTCACCGGTTATTTTCTCAACATAATCAACCTTGTTTTCGCTTTTCATAACGTCAACAACGTTCGTGTATTCATTGGCTCCAAATGTTACCGCTGATCCTTCGAATAACATGAGTTCAGTTATATTCCAATAACCACCATTCGGTTGGGTAGGTTCTTCGATCCACTTCATTTTATCTGAAATATATTTGAAGCCAATTGAATGTTCTCTGATTATACCGTCAGCATAATCATTCCAAGCGTCCATACCAACAGAAGAATTCCCTAACTGACCAACAGCGAATAAACCCTTCTCGTCTTCTTGCAGATCAAGAAATTTACCAATTGGCTTTTCCCAATCGTGCCAGCGTAGGAATGCTATTTGACGATTAGAACCGCTTTTCGGACCACGCTCTTGTATTGATTTCGTGAAGGCACCACGTCTGATTATATCATTATCAGAATCGATCATGTCGAATTTAGATAGGTATACAGCGACTTGCTTTTTTTCGCTGTCCAAATCCTTCAATTCGAATGCTGTTTTTGTATCGTATATATTGTGTTCTTTTTTCATATTGTTGGTGTTTCTGTTATCATTGAGGCGGCTATATTTTCCGCGTAACCGTAATAATTAACCAATGTATTTATTGCTGTTTGGCGTGTCATTTGACCGGCTGAAACGGCCGCATTTAAATTAATAATACCGTCCAAGCCCCCAACGGTCCCCCTTAATTGCGTTTGGGCCTGTTGCAATCCGCTGGCCATTGCCTCGGCTTTGTCGATTGTTTCGAGCGTTAAACCGAACTCGTTTGCGTATTGTTGTTTTGAAATTACGCCGTCTCGCAACATTACTGAATAAGTTTCAACCTTTGTTTTTTCGGCTGTTGCTTTGCTTTGCTCGTCGTCTTGTAATACCGGCAAATGGCTAAAATCAGCCTTTAAATAATACCCCTCATCGCTTAATTTTAATTGTTGCATAATGGTGTTATACATTTCCTGTGTCTCCGGGATTATTGTGTCGGTGTAAACCATACGAATTGAATCGCGAACGTTGGTAAATGTTGCGCCTTTGTCGCTCGAAAACAAATTATAATTCAATCCGTACGCATCAATAATGGCCAATTTATCGGCGGTAAGTTCCTCAAATAACATTAAGTCGCGCGTTGGATAACTCATCGGCGTCCAATTAACTTGACTTTCTGTTATCATTAACTCGTCTTTTGAACGTCCATACCAATCGCGTTGTATCTGGCGTTTTTCTTCTGGTGTCATTGGAATAACGCCCCCCATGTCGGAATTTTGCGCGCTTAATATTCCAATTGCACCAATGTTTTCAAGTAATACGTTTCTTTTATGATAACTTGCCTTAATGTTACTTAATGGAAATTTCAAAGCATCAAGGCGGCTGGTTGGCTTTACAATGCTCATGCCGTCCGCTGTCGTTAAATAAATAACGTCTTGAATGTTTAACTTTTCGTATTTCTGCGCGTCGTATTTAAATGTAAATCCACTAATTAAACCGTCCACGTCCATTTGTTTTAATGTGGTACCGTTCAAATCAATTTGAATTTTGCCACTTGGTAACGTAACCATTAAATTGCGCACGTTTAATGTTCGGACCGGACAATAAGCAAACGCGTTTGAATATAACGCATCATTTACACTAAGTGAATAAACAACATCGCCCCAACTTTGCATTGGGTTTGGCTTTCTTATAAGGTCATTCAACCAATGATTTGTTACAACATTGCCCTCTTTGTCGTATAAAACAGGAACATTTGAACTCATCATTGACGCGCGTTTATCAATTACGGCCCTTAATTCTGGTATTGATAAAAACCATTCCCATGCATTATTTGTGTCAATCCAAACCGGCGTTTTAACACCCCATAATTGATTTTGCCAAGGCATTAACCGTTGCATTTGGTTAATATAGCGGCTTTGACTTTGTGAATCAATACCAAAAAATGCGTCCCAAAAACTTAAATCCATTTACTTTTGATTAGATTTTCGTCAAAGTTATGATAAATTTTTAAACATTGATTGAATAAATATTGACAATCCAGCGCAACAATCCGGTGCATCGTCGTTTTTATTTTTACCCTCTTTGCTAAATGATAGTATATTTTGAATAAATAATTGACTTTGTAGGTCGTCATATTTTACAAAAGTAAACCGGTTCATTATCCA